ACAAAAGACTTTGTACAAAAATATGAAAACAAAGAATGTTTTATATCATATAACCAATTCGGTAGTAAAACAGGTAGACTAGTAACAGAAGATAACAGTTTTCCAATATTAACAATGAATAAAAAATATCGTTCTGTTATACAGCCAAATAATGATTTTTTTCTAGAAATTGATTATAATGCAGCTGAAATAAGAACTTTTTTAGCATTGTCAGGACAAAATCAGCCAGATATTGATATTCATGAATGGAACATGGAAAAGTTTAATTTTAAATCACGTGAAGAAGCAAAATTAAATTTTATAGCTTGGCTTTATGGTAAAAAACACGAAAAAGAAGATAGCTTTAAAAAAATATATAATACTGAATATATTAAAAACAAATATTGGAATGGAAATATCATAACAAATTATTACGGCAAACAAATTGAATCAGATGAGTTTCACGCTCTAAACTATATTGTACAAAGTACGGCTGCGAATATAGCTCTAAAGCAGACAAATGAAGTCTTTAAACTATTAGAAAATTATAAATCAAAAATATCAATGATTATCCATGATAGCATAGTTATAGATGTGAAAAAAGAAGAAAAACACTTAATTAATAATATTATTAAAACATATACTATGACTGAATTTGGCAAATTTAAAGCTAGTGTTAAAGTCGGTAAAGATCTTAATGAAATGAGAAAAATATTATGATATCATTAATAGGTATAGGTAGCTTTTGTTGTCAAATTGTTAATAGCTTTTCTTCTTATCCACAATATGCAATTTACAATATCAACACAGAAAAAACAAATCAAAAATGTTATGTTTTGCCTATATTAAAAAATGCAGAAGAATATGAAAAGAATTACCCAGAGGCTTTAAATAATTTACTTACTGAAAAAACACAAGAAGTGAGTATATTTGTTGACGGTTCAGAAGCTATAAGTGGTATTATATTAAGATTTCTAGAAAATTATAAAGATAATATTATTAATATATATTATGTACGTTCTGATATGGAAATGAATGGAAATGTTGAAAAATTACAAGATAAAATAACTTTTAACATATTGCAAGAATATACTAGATCTGGATTATTTAATAAAATTGTAATATTAGATAAAGTTAAACTAGAGTCATTATTAAATAACGTTACATTGTTGGAATATGAGAATCAAATATGCACACTGATAAATTCTACAGTACATTATATTAATATTTATTCAAATATAAAACCAATTATGTCAAACTCAAGCGATTTAAGTGATATAACTAAAATTGAAACTTATGGATTATCAGAAATAGGTAGCAGCGATATTAAGTGGTTTTTTGATATCCAGAACATGGAAGAAGTTATATATTATTTTGCAATTAATTCAAACACGTTAAAAAAAGAAAAAAAGTTATTTCAAATTATTAAAAATCAAATTAAAGAAAAACAAAAAAATAATGTTAAAGCAGTTTTTCATGTATATGAAACAAATTACAACGAAAATTTTGTATATTGTGTTGGAAAAACAAAATTTATTCAGCCGCACTCCCCCGCTTGACACGCCACCTGATCTGTGCTACTATGCTTCAACAGCTGCGCAGATCACTAGCTGCCAGCCCAACAAAGGATGAAAAGCACATGTCAAAGGTAACAGTTAATCGTCGTGGACCATCAGTATCAGTTCGTAATGTTACTCTCCGTAACCTAAACTCCGGAGAGACATTCCGATTCCCCCGTTCACGACCGGGAACAGTATATCAGCTTCTATCTGTATCTGATCGTGCAATTGATGAGTCTGGTGTAGATACAGGAGATCTACGTTTTCTATATGCTAACGTAGCTACAGGACAGGTATTTGGAGATACTTCAAATCATGTTGTTGTACCAGTGGATTGTACAATGACTGTTCGTGAGCGTACTGTATCACAGTCAACATCTTCAACGCGTTCAGCCCGTAAGGCTAAAACAGCGCGTCGTTCACGTTGATACTATAACTTAGTATAAAGTTTGGGGCTGCTATGCAGCCCTTTACTTTTTTATGAGAGCATGATAAGTATAGATAAGCCGACAGTTGTTCTTGATTGTTGAGAGTGTCGGTGGTATGATTGGTCTTGTTGTGATCAACATTAACGGTTAACGCAACAATAAGTTGACGTGCCACAAGGAGTAAGTAAATTATGGGTATTGATATTCGCGCTATGCAGAAAAAACTTGATAAGCTCAATAACAAGGGTAAATCAAGCACAGAGTCAGCCTTCTGGAAGCCAGAAGATGGCGTACACGAAGTACGCGTTCTTCCAACGCCAGATGGAGATCCATTTAAAGAATTCTGGTTTCATTATAATGTTGGAAGCCAGAGTGTAATGTGTCCAAAGCGCAATTTTGGAGATGATTGTCCAATTTGCGAATTTGCAACAAAGCTATTCAAGTCAGGTGAACCTGACAGCGTAGCTGCTGCAAAGGATCTTTTCGTCCGTCAGCGTTTCCTTTCACCAATTCTTGTACGTGGAAGTGAAAAAGACGGTGTAAAGGTTTGGTCATATTCAAAGACTGTTTATGAGGATCTACTCAAGACAGTACTTGATCCAGATTTTGGTGATATTACCGATCCAGAAGCTGGATTTGATCTCAAGGTTGATAAGGGTAAGAAAAATGGCGCTCGTTATTCAACTATGTCAGTAAAACCAAAACCAAAGTCGACTCATATGTGTAAGGGACTAGGTAGTCAGGAATGTAAAGAATTGCTTGATAGTGTTCCAGACCTCTCAACAATCTTTACACGAATGAGTACAAAAGAGGTGCAGACTGCACTAGATAAGCATTTGGCGGAACCAGATGAAACTAGTGTAGGAGTAGAAAAGGGTGGTGGCGTTGAAAATGCTGTCGACGCTGCAATCCGAGAACTTGATCTCTGATATATATTAGAGCTTGACAAAGACGACCAAAGAGGCTAAAATCTCTTTGGTCGTTTTCTATTTCCACAAATAGATACTTGAAGGAGAATGTATGGCAATGGCAAAAATAAAAGAAGTCAAAGCAGGTAAAGTAGATGTTTCTGAATTAAGAAAAGCCCTTAATGGAAAATTAAAAGGTGCTGTCTATGATTTGCGTGAAGAAAATCCAACAGACGTTAAAGAATGGATATCAACCGGTTCAACTTGGTTAGATGGAATCGTGGCTAAAGGAAAAATGGGTGGAATTCCATTAGGAAAAATTGTTGAAATTGCAGGTATTCAAGCTACAGGTAAAAGCTTTTTAGCTGCACAGATTGCAGGAAATGCTCAGAAACAAGGAATTACTCCAGTATATTTTGATGCTGAAAGTGCATTAAATAGTGAATTTCTGCAAAAAGCAGGTTGTGATTTAGAGTCTCTAATTTATATTCAACCACCAGATCTAGAAAGCGTATTTGAAACCATGGAAACGCTTATGGGTGCAAGTGAAGAAAGATTTCTTTTCATTATTGATAGTTTAGCTGCAACACCTACAAAAGTTGATATTGAAGGAACTTTTAATCCAAATGAACGTATTGGTGTAAAAGCTGCGTTATTATCAAAAGCTTTTCAAAAAATTACAACACCTCTAGCTCAACATGAATGTACTTTGATCATCTTAAATCAGCTTAAGGTGAATATCAAAGCAACTAGCGAAGCTCCACAGGGAGGTAAATATCTAACCGATAGTCAGAAATATAATACTCCAGGTGGTTCATCACCAGATTTCTTTACAAGTCTTAGAATCTGGTTAACTAAGTCATTTGCTAAGGATTCTATGGTTTATGATGATAAAGGTTATCAGATTGGTTCTTATGTAAAGGCTCGTATCGAAAAATCACGATTTGGCACTCAGAATCGCGTAGCTGAATTTAAAATCTTGTGGGGTGATCAAGTTGGCGTTATGAATGAAGAAAGTATTCTTGAAGCTATTAAAGGTAAAACAGAGCATCTTGAAACAGGAGTTTGGAATAAATTAGCATATGCCGATGGTACGGTTGAAAAATGGCAGGGATTAGAGGAAGGTTTCGTAGATTTAATGAAAACAAATGAAAAGTTCCGTAATCGTGTTATGGAAATATTTGATTATGAAGTGATCCAGAAGTTTGATAAGAAATTGGGAGATGCAAAGGATTTTTTAAATGACGGAAAAGGTGAAGACGTTCAGCATTGATAAAAAAATCGCATTTAGACAAGTATAATACTATTTAATCTTGTACAGGAGATATAAGAATGAAATTAACACGTGATAGATTAAAGCAGATAATAAAAGAAGAATTAAACTCTTTGTTAAAAGAGGGAGTTTCGGATGTTTTTGCTAAAGATTTTATAGATGCTCGTCACCCAGGTTTATTTGATGCGGGTATTAAACAATTACAACAAGCAAAACAAAATGGTGAAGATTATGCAAAAGTGAATATTTCCGGAATGACTTTTATAATGAGAGCTGGAGAGCCAGGTGCTGCTTTTCAATATGTTGGTAATAAGCCTGGAGAATATGTTGAAGGTCCAAAAGTAGTACGTTTTAGTCTTGAAGCTATGGATCAAAAAGGCGATGCATTTTTAAAACAATTAGCTGCTGGTAAAAATCAATTCTATCAAGATATGGCAGCAAAAATGGGTAAACAACTACAAAAAGTATATTGATAAATAATATCTCCAAGAACCTGCAGAAATGCGGGTTTCTTCTTTTTAAAATAACTATTTAGTGTTTGTATTCGGAGATTTTAAAATGAAGTTAACGCGTGATAAGTTAAAGCAGATAATAAAAGAAGAACTAGAAGAAATACTAGGACAAGAATCAGAAGTAAAAGACATAAATCAATTTTCATTTGTGTTGTATCCTAAAAACGCGGACCCTAAAAATCTAGAAAATCAATACGCAGCAAGAGAATCAGCAACAGATCCAAATAAATTTGAAATATTTGACGCAAAATCATTTACTTTTAAACACGTTATAGAAAAAAGTGATGCTAAAGTTTTACCAGGTAAAACAAATTTAGCATGGAGAATATCTGAAAAAGCTGATATAACAGACCCTATTCAAGTTTTAAATATAATGAAAGATAATGATATAATAACTGCAGCAGAAAATAATAGTATGTTTTATGCAAAATATAAAAAAGATGGTAAAAAATATGTATGTTATATAAGAGTTAATGGCACAGCTGAATTATATGAACCTGACAGATTTATGAAAGGTTATGAGACTAGTCCTGGAGTAAAAATGACTCCCGATTCGTTAATTGATAAAGAAGAAGCTAAAAAATTAACAAAGATAAAAAAAGTACAATAAAAAAACCCGCAGCTGCGGGTTTTTTCTTTATAACAATCTATGCTCGCTGCTTGACACCGCAGCGATCCGCTGCTAGAATGGAGGCAACCAACATAGGAGCCTGATACCATGAAGTATCTTGATTTTGTAGTACCTCGCTGAATCTATTGCAACGGAATTCCGTGATGATAGTCTTCAGCATCAAATTGTCGCCTTTGCTGTGAAGGGCGGCAAAATTGTTAGTTTCGGTGTCAATAAGCGTCGTTATTCTCGTAATAAGAGTGTTTTCAAGTGTTCTATGCACGCTGAAATTGATTTGTTGAGCAAGATGGGAGATAAGGCAAATGGTTGCAAAATTTATCTTTATCGCTTTAATAACACTTCGTGCCCGAAGGCTCGTGAAAACAAGAACGGAAAGCCTTGTCCGCTCTGTCAGCACGCCTTGAAGAACGCAGGAGTTTCCCGAGTTGTATATGTTGATGACGATGGTGAAATGAACATTCTTAAAAATCGTGATATGATGGAGCTTATTGGTCAGCCGAGTAATATTACAAATTATTTTCTTGAACGATTTGGAGATGCACACCACGGCAAGTTTATGGTTCAGGAATTTATTGCAGCATGAGGATTTATGGAATGTAAATTTGATAAACAAACAAGTGATGGGCTTTATTCATGGAATAAAGCAGAAGTATTTGAAGCATTGACGATGTGGTGTGCTAAAAAGGGTATTGATCTAAAAGATAAGAAAATTATTTCTTTTGATTCAACTGGTGGAACACATTTTGTAGTTGAATTAGCATTTAATGGAAAGGAAGTGAACAATGCCACACCCACACAAAAACCGACCCCGTAAAGGAAGGCGAAAAATTGGAAGTAAAAAGCGTAAAGCGATGAAAAAAGGTCGCAAACAGAAGTGATTATAATGCTCCCCCGCAAGGGGGAGCTTCTATTTATTTCTGAGGTATTTTTATGAAAATGTATGCATTGTATAGTGTTGATGACATCCCGAATCTAGAATTTAATCATCGTAAGTATTGCGATACTCACAATATTGAGTATAATAAAATTAACGTTGCAAATTCATTAAGTGACAAGTATTGTCACATATTATCTTGTTTACAAAATAATATTGGAGAAACTTTAATTTTTATAGATGATTTATCTTATTTTAATAGATTTGATTTTTTTCCAAGTTTAAATGAAGATGTCTTAATACAAAAAAATAAGAATACTGTAATTGATAACTTTTTTATTGTTAAAAGTAATATAAGTACTATAAAAATATTTAGTGATGCTCTTAAATCAATTAATCATAAAGGATTTAAAGAAAAATATTGGAAACAAGTATCTTGGTTATATAACGATATAAAAGAAGAAGTATGTAAAAAATATCCATATATCGAAAAAGATATACACTTAAATATTGTATCTCATTTTCATTCAAATACTTTTCAAGCATCAAATATATTGGTTATAACTGTAATGAATGAACATCATGAAATGGAAAGCCCATATTTTACGGAAGCTTTATGTACTAAAATAAATAATAGTATATCAAAACCACAAGAATCATATGAATGCTTTAATCCAGGTAAGAAATATTCTTTTATTACAATGCACACAAAAGAAATACAAGATTATGCATATATTAGTGAAAACAATATTAAAAGCTTTTGTTTAAAAAATGATATAACTTTTCACATATATCGCGACGTACCTGATTTTTTAAAAGAAAAAAATATTTTTGATGCATGGTGTAAACCATGGTTGATATTGCAACATATAAAAGAACATGAAACGGTATCGTGGATAGATAGTGATATTCTTATTGGTGCAGATTATAATATTGATTTATCTAAAGATATAATAATATTTAATGATCCATATTTTCCAATGAACTCTGGATTTATGACATTTAAAAATAATGAAAAAAATATTAGTTTATTAAATAATGTTATTGAACAGATATTAAACATTGACGGTAAGCTTGACGGAGTCTATAATCATGGTGGAGATCAGCCACGATTTAAAAATGCATTCGAAAAATATTATCCTGAATATTCACCAGAAAGTTCACTAAACGGAAATACACATCCTGTCTATCCAAAACCAATAAGTCCACATTCCCATAAATATATGTTACATTTTATGGGTTACAATAAACATTTCAGAACTGCTGTAATGTTATCCTATCACAATATTATGACAAAAAAATATGGAAAATAAATGAAAAAAATACTTGTAATTGATGCTTTGAACTTATTTATACGTTGTTATGTTGTTAACCCATCTATATCCAAGAAAGGTGAACCTATTGGTGGTATTGTTGGATGTTTCAAATCATTACAAAAGATCAGTCGGGAAACAAAACCCGATAAAATTATTTTTTGTTGGGATGGTCCGGGTGGAAGCAGAAAGAAGAAGGCGCTCCACAAGGATTATAAAGAGGGTAGAAACCCCCTACGCTTGAATAGAAACATAAAGGTACTGGATGATAAGCAAGAGTTTGAAAATCGTATCTGGCAGCAATTAAAAACGTTTGAGTATATGAATCTTTGCCCAGTAATCCAGCTTATGGAAGAAAATGTAGAGGCAGATGATCTCATTTCTTATATTGTTCAACATAAAGACTTTGAAGAAGCTGTAAAGATAATTGTATCCAGCGATAAAGATTTTATTCAGTTATTGAACGACAAAACTATTTTAATGCGTCCTGTACAGGATGAAATCTTAAACAAGAATCGTGTTATTGAAGAATATAATATTCATCCAAATAACTTTGCTCTTGCTCGTTCTATTGCTGGTGATAAGAGCGATAATTTAGATGGTATTAAGGGTGTTGGTTTGGTGAGTTTGGCAAAGAAATTTACTTTTCTTGCCGAAGAACAGAGGTATACAGTTGATGATGTTTTAGAGAAATGTGAAGCAAATAAAGAAGATGGAAAAATCTTTGAAAATATTCTGTCAGAAAAACAAAAAGTGTATTTAAATTATCAAATTATGCAACTTTATCAGCCAAATATGTCACTACAAGCACAACATAAGGTTGATTACGTTTTGGAGAACTTTGATCCAGAGTTCAATAAAACAGAGTTTTTAAAATCATCTATTATTGATGGTTTTGCAGATTTGAACTTGAACGATCTATTTACAACTTTCAACCGTATAATTAACGATGATAAGTCTGGCACTTGACGAACTCTTGAACTCGTATTAAGCTGAGTGTCCGTTTGAGGAGAGTATGGCTATAAAAAATGAAGCTTCCCTAGGTTCTTTTGGAAAAGACTTCCAAGAGAAATTAGTACAACTCATTCTTGATGATGTACTATTCGCTGCGCAGATCAGTGAAGTATTAGATGTAAATTTCTTTGAATTGAAATATCTGCAGGTGTTTGTAGATTTTGTATTTAAATATAATGAAAATTATGGTTGTTTCCCAAATCGTTCAACTTTAGAAACAATTCTACGAACAGAACTAGAAAAACAAAATCCTGTTATTCAGAAGCAGGTTCGTGATTTCTTTGCTCGTATCCTAGCAGGAACAATTGAAGATATTGAAGATGAATATGTAAAAGATAAGAGTCTTGATTTCTGTAAGAAACAAAAGCTTAAAGAAGCAATGTTGAAGAGTGTTTCTCTCATGGAGAACTCATCTTTTGATGAGGTTTCGAAAATTATTAATAATGCTCTAAAGCTCGGTCTTGATAATGAGCATGGTTATGATTTTATGAAACACTTTGAGGAACGATATAAACTTAAATCACGTGATCCAATTTCAACTGGATGGGATGTAGTAGATAACTTTATTCAGGGCGGTCACGGTAAAGGAGAATTGGGTGTTGTTGTTGCTCCAACCGGTGCTGGTAAAAGTATGGCTTTGGTACATCTTGCTGCTCAAGCGATGAAACAAGGAAAAAATGTTGTTTATTACACATTAGAGCTTGGAGATACCGTAATCGGTCGTCGTTTTGATAGTTGTCTGACAGGTTTCCCATTAAAAGGATTAAATCTTGTAAAAGAAGAAGTATTTGAAAAAGTAAGGGAAATTCCCGGAAAGCTTATAATTAAAGAATACCCGACCAAGACAGTAACAACGGAAACGTTAAGAAATCATCTTAAGAAACTTGAACAAAGAGATTTTAAGGTGGATATGATCGTTGTAGATTATGGCGATTTGTTAAAGCCAGTAACGGCGCAGAGAGAGAAACGAAATGACCTTGAAGGCATCTATGAAGAATTGCGTGGAATTGCTGCTGAACTCAAGTGTCCTCTCTGGACAGCATCACAAACAAACCGTTCAGGACTGAACGCAGAAGTAGTTACTATGGAAAGTATTAGTGAAGCTTTCAATAAGTGTTTCGTTGCTGATTTTATTTTCAGCCTTTCTAGAACTGCAAATCACAAACAAAACAACACGGGTCGTATTTTTATAGCAAAGAATAGAAATGGTCCAGATGGAATTGTTTTGCCGATCTTCATGGATACATCAAATGTTGCAATCAAAGTGATGGAACCAACAAATGAAACTGTTGATGAAATCAATAAAAATGCTGCTGCTGATCAAGCCAAGAAACTAAAAGAAAGATATGCTAAACACAGAAAAGAACAAAAAGAATTAAAGGGAGAATGAAAATGGATAAAGCAAGCAAAATATTATCAGATATAACGGTATTTTCACGATATGCAAAGTTTGATGAAAGCTTAGGTCGACGTGAGAATTGGATTGAATTAGTTGATCGCAATAAAGCAATGCATGTTGCTAAATTTCCTGATTTAAAAGATCAGATTGAAGAAGCATATAAATTTGTTTATGAAAAGAAAGTTCTTCCATCAATGCGTTCAATGCAATTCGGTGGAAAAGCGATTGAAGTAAATAATTCACGCATTTACAACTGTTCATTCCAGCATATCGATAGTATTCATAGTTTTAGTGAGACTATGTTCCTTTTGCTTGCAGGCTGTGGTGTAGGTTATTCAGTACAAAAGAAGCACATTGAAAAACTGCCTCCAGTTACGAAACCAACACGCGGTGAAAAGAAATTCCTTGTTGGTGATTCAATCGAAGGTTGGGCTGATGCTGTAAAAGTGTTGATTAAATCTTACATGCAGCCAAATTCTCCAAAAGTACGCTTTGATTATTCATCTATTCGCGCCAAGGGAACACCAATTAAAACAGGTGGTGGTAAAGCTCCAGGTCCAGAACCATTAAAGCGTGCATTGGATAATGTACGTGGTATCCTTGACAGTGTAGAAAATGGAGAACAACTACGTTCAGTCCAGATTCATGATATTCTTTGTCATTTAGCTGATGCTGTTCTTGCAGGTGGCATTCGTCGCTCGGCAATGATATCGCTATTTGATATTGACGATGAAGCAATGCTTACATGTAAGAGTAACTTTAAAGTTGTTTCATATGAACCAGTTATACTTACGCGTCATGATCAGTATGGTAATGAAGTTAAACTTGAAGTCCGTACAGTAGACGAAGCTACAAATACTACATATAAACGTATTAAAATAGCCTACAATGACCCAGCTTATGGTATCCGCACAGTTGAAGCTGATGTTGGCGAGCATGATATTCCATTCTTTTTAGATAATGGTATTGTTCCATGGTTTTATGTTCAAGAACAACGTGGTCGTGCAAATAATAGTGTAGTTCTTGTTCGTCACAAGATGCGTAAGAAAGCAGATTTTGAACGAATCTTGAAAATTACAGAAGAAAGTAAAGCTGGTGAACCAGGTATTTTCTGGACAAATAATCCAGATTGGGGTACAAATCCATGTGGTGAAATTGGTTTGAGAACAAATCAATTCTGCAATCTTTGTGAAATCAATGCTAGCGATATCGTTGATCAAGATGATTACGAAGCACGTGTAAAAGCAGCAGCATTTATCGGAACACTACAAGCTTCTTATACTGATTTCCATTATCTCCGTGATGTTTGGCGTAAAACAACAGAAAAAGAAGCTCTACTTGGTATCGGCATGACAGGTATTGCTAGTGGAAAAGTATTGGCACTTGATATGGCAAAAGCAGCAGAGGTAGCAACAAAAGAAAACGAAAGAGTAGCTAAACTTGTTGGCGTAAATAAAGCTGCCCGTGTTACAACTGTAAAACCAAGTGGTACAACTTCTTGTGTTCTTGGTTGTTCATCTGGTATTCATGCTTGGCATAATGAGTTCTATCTACGCCGTATGCGTCTTCTAAAGACAGAAACAATGTATGGTTATCTAAAAACATTCCATCCAGAACTTCTAGAAGATGATGCATTCAATAAGAATAATGGAATTCTTGTATTACCACAAAGTGCACCAGAAGGAGCTATCACAAGAAAAGAATCAGCACTTCAGCAACTTGAACGTATGAAGAAAGTATATCTAGATTGGGTTCAAGGTGGTCATCGTAGAGGTGATAATACACACAATGTTTCTATTACTGTTTCGGTCCGCGATGGCGAATGGGCAGAAGTTACTGAGTGGATGTGGAAGAATAAGGATAGTTATGCAGCTATTTCATTATTGCCTCATAGCGATCACACTTATCACCAAGCTCCGTTTGAAGATATTGGTGAAGTAGAATATAAACAGAGAATGGATAAACTTGTAGATGTTGATATTGATATGATCAGAGAAGATCAAGATTATACAAATCTATCAGGTGAAGCTGCTTGTGCGGGGGGTGCTTGCGTTGTTGCTTGACAGCACGATAAAACTCTGCTAGACTTGGAGGCGTCCCGATCATGGGGCGCTTTCCTTTAGGAGACAAAATGACAGATCTAAAAACTTTGGAACAGCAAGATAAAAAGTTGACCCGTGAGGAACATATTGTCAATTATTTGAAGACACTCAATACAATTGAACAGGCTATTGAGCCATATCGTGAACATAAGCTTGCTCTAAAGAAGCATTATGCTGATAATAGCTTCCTTTCGCGCGAAGATCAGAGCAAACTTCTTCGTGCCTATCGTATGGCACAAAAGGGTGAAGAACTTGAAGACTTTGAAGAGTTTATCAATGTCATCAAGACAAAACTTAAAGTAGGAGTGTGAAGTGAAGCTTGAAGCAAGAAATAAACGTCTTGTTTTAGAATTGGTAGAACAAGAAAAACAAGAACAAGTCCATAACGAATTTCTTATGGTACCTAAAAAGCTATCAATGAGGGCGGATAATCATGTTTACCGAGTTCTTGATCGTTCTGATGATTGCACAATATCCGTTCACACTGGATCACTTGTTGTTGTTGAAGGAAACATGGTTGAGGAAACCAAAATTGGAGATACCACCTTCTTGACTTGCAAAGAAAATTTTGTTATTGGACTTCTCAAGGACTGATATATGGGAATGTATGATGAACTAACTTGCGAATATCCTCTTCCTGAGAAATTTAAAAAATATCAGGATAGTGTATTTCAAACAAAAAGTTTGATGAATTATCTTGACAAATATGTTATTACAAAAGATGGCGAGTTAGTTCATCATTCCTTTAACTGGGATGTTGTCCCAGAAGAAGAACGACCATATTATAATAAACCAGAATGGGATAAATTTAGTTGGATTGGTTGCTTAAAAGCTGTTCCTAATCAGCCACAAAAACTTAATCATACTGGTGAAGTAAGATTTTATGAGTGGGATACAGAGAATGATAAGTGGGTTGAATTTATAGCTTTTTTTTCAAAAGGTAAACTAGTTCACTTCGAATGTCTTGAAGAGGAAAATTTGTGAAACAAGAACTTGAAGAAAAACTTTATAGCAAGTATCCAAAGCTATTTAAACAGAGTAATCTTCCTATGACACAAACCTCTATGTGTTGGGGTTGTGAAAATGGTGATGGATGGTATGAACTAATTGATAAAATGTGTTTTTCTATTCAAACACACATAGAACAAACAAGGAAATCTATTGCGCATATTAAAATGCATAATCGAGTATTAAAACAGGCAAAAAACGGAAACTCTACCAATTTAAAATATCGTTTAAAGAAACTTGGTGTTGATCCATATAAAATTGACAACATGATATCAATTGATATTAAAACTGGAAAAGATATCGAGTGTAATCTGCAGACACCAAAACAGCCATATTTTGTACAAATTAAAGAAAAATTTGGCTCTCTAAGAGTTTATGCAAATAATCTAGATGAATATTCATCCGGTGTTATTCGTATGGCAGAAAATATGAGTGCGATGATTTGTGAAGATTGTGGAAATCCAGGAAATAAATATGGTGGAACACCAAATAATGGATGGATTAGAGTTAGGTGTGAATCTTGTGAAGCAAACCGGTTTAAAAAATAAAAAAAAGAATTTTAAAATCGGAACTTTTGTTTCGTCAAACAATCCACATGGCGAAGAAGATATAGATATTGGTATTGTTGTTGAAAAGCATAAGTTCAAAAATAACATTGTGAGATATTCAATACTATGGCAAAATGATTCCGCAGTATTACGTGGATATAGTACAGCTGATATTGTTGTTTTTACAGAATTTTATAAAATGTGGGAGAAAAAATGTCAAAATTCAAATTGAATGGTAGTGCGTCAACAGATGGAAAAGGTCTTTGGTCAAATCATAAGACCAATGTAAATATTAAAGAATGTGATATTCATTACTTATCACGTCATACAGAAAAGAGAGATCGATTTCACGCTGAACTACGCGTATATTTCAGTATGAAAGATTGGGATACACGAAAACATGGTCTTATTTATACTGACAAGACATGGATCAAACATCTTCGTAATATTCTCTGTGAAAATGGCTTTTCTAAAAAAGCTGCAAGAGCCGTTGATTACAGCGAACAAGGTATGCAAGGTGATGACTATGTCAGTTTAGATGCTGGTTCTGATTTCATTAAAGAATTTGCTATTTTTAAAACTTTTGGAGAAGTTGAGGAATATTGATGTTCAAGATCCTTAATATCAAGAAAACCAAAAAGAGAAATAATAATTACTTTTTTATTGAAGTAAATTTCTCACATTCTGGGGAACATGAAAAAGATTTTCATTTTGGATATCTTGACAAGTATTTTAAAGCAGTTGCTATGATTGATCGTCAAAAATATGAGGATCATTATAACAATTTAGCATCAGATGATATGTATTTCGAAGATATTGAGGGAACTGAGTTTTCAACTGTTAAATTTAAAAGTGAAAGCCCATACGATCTTGGTTACTGTAAAACCTTAGATTGTATTGGTGGCGATAGTATTCAGAAGCTTGAAGATGGAACTTTTAAGTATTCTCAATATATCTCCTCTAATTATATAACAGAAGGTGCTGTCAAACAGCTGAAAGAAATGAAAGAACACCAAGATAAGGGTTTTTGCCGATATGGCAATTATCCAGACCAAGTTGGTGCTTTCCGTAGTGGAGATCCATTTCACGATTTTATCGGTATTTTAGAAACTCTAGACCGATTTTGGGATTAACGTATAATTATATGTGTGATGGAAACAATATGCAGACACATCTTATTGGCTAGTTTATTAGCTAGTGTTCCATTGTGGTTCGTTGGTTTCTGCATTATTGCTTTAGCTGATATAATAAACAAAAAAAGATAACTATGAATTTAAGTCAACATTTTACCCTAGAAGAGATGACAAAATCTCAAACTGGCTTAAGAAAAGGTATTGACAATACACCAGGACAAAAAGAGATAGATAATCTAAAACAATTGTGTGAACATGTTTTAGAATATATTCGTATTCGTTTTGGTAAACCGGTTACTATTAATAGTGGATATCGCTCCACTAAATTAAATAAAGCTATTGGTGGAGCAAAAAATAGTCAACATATGACCGGTCAAGCAGCAGATATTGAGATTGTTGGGATTGATAATAAGACGTTATTTAGCTGGATCAAGGATAATATGGAATTTGACCAGCTGATTCTAGAATACTATAAAGAAGGTGTTCCTGATAGTGGCTGGGTTCATGTTTCTTGGAATTCAAATGGCAACAGAAAACAAGTTTTAACTATCGGCTGATCCTATTTATTGTTATTTAGGAGAAATCAATAATGTTTTTTTATAGAGAAGTACCACAAAATATTGTAACTGATGGATTAATATACAATCTTGATGCATCAAACTATTCTGGCATCGGAACAACTTGGAATGATTTAAGTGGACAAAATAATAATGCTACTTTAATAAATAATCCAACTTTTAATAGTTCTGGTTCATTAAGTAATTTTGCAGCCCCTTCACTTTCAGAATATGCTGAAGTTGCTGATGTTCCAACGAGAATCAATTCACCAAACCTTTCATATGAAAATGTTTTTTATTATAAAGGTATAGATACTTTTAATTGGTTAACTTATAAAAGAAATCCTGGTTCTCCATATAATCAATTTTCAATGACCGTTGCCGCTGATGTAAGAACCGGTGGAAATGGAAAGTTATTATGCTGTATATTGGTATCAGATAATACTTCTGATACAAATGATTTTAAAGAATTATCTTACGATTTATCGATAAATGGTGGTGCGAGAATAATACACGCTACTGCAACAGGAGATGCTAATTCTCTAAAATTATATGTTAATGGTCAATTAGTTGCTACTCACACTAATCCTCGTCCATCGGCAACATTTAATGTTCTAGGAAATCCAACAAGAATAGGCGCTAATAGTACATTTTATTTATCAAGATTATATAATAGAACATTAACACAACAAGAAGTAACACAGAACTTTGAAGCTACAAAAAACAGATTTGGTCTTTGATTGATTAACAAACTGCTCTGTATCATGTAGACCTACCTGCAAAGGTAGGTTTATATTTTGAAAAAGTTAATATTATTACTGCTCTTAACCATATTTATAAAGAGCGATTCATTGGAGATTTTAAATATGGCAGAGAAAATAACAAAAGTTTCAAAGGAAGCACTAGTTCTTATAAAAAAATTTGAAGGTTTCTGTGCTCAACCATATCTTTGTCCTGCAAATGTCCCAACGATTGGTTATGGTGCAACATTTTACGAAGATGGAACAAAAGTAAAAGTGACAGATCCAGCAATAAGCGAAGAAAGAGCTACACAGCTTCTTCAAAATGTATTAAAAACATTTGAAAAACATGTTGACTCATATGCAAGAGACGATATAACCCAACAACAGTTTGATGCTCTTGTGTGTTTTGCTTATAATGTTGGTGTAGGCGCTTTAAAATCCTCTACACTGCTTAAACTAGTGAATACCAATCCAAGTGACCCACTAATCAAAAATGAGTTCATAAAGTGGAATAAATCTGCTGGAAAAGTATTAAAA